AGCGCCGCCTGCAGCGCCTGGGCGCGCTTGTGCTGCAGGGCCTCGGCATAGTCGCCCTGCGCGGCCGCCTTGGCCACCGCGGCCGCGGCGCGCCGCTCGGCCGCCAGGTAGTCGTTCGGGCGCACCTCGCGCACCGTGAGCGCGGCGACCTTGCGCCGGGCGTACTCGCGCACCAAGCGCGCCGGGGGCGCCGGCTGGTTCGCCAACGTGGCCAGGATCGCCTGCTCGGCCTCGAGCACCTTCACCCGCGCGTTGTTGTGGACCGCGCGCATGGCGAGATCGGGCAGCGAGCCGTCGAGCGCGGGATCCGGATGGCGCGCGTGCATGCGGTCGTCGACCTCCTGCGCGATGCGCGCCTGCAGGTCGCGGACCTCGGCCAATGCCTTCACCAGCGCGTCTCCGGACGGGAAGCCGAGCGCCGCAGCCGCGGTGTCCGGATGCACGCCGCCCTCTTTGCGGTACACGCCGAGCTTGAGCAGCTTCTCCTTAACCCACTGCTCGCCGTAGGCGTCGACCAGCGCCTGTCGGTCGAGACGCAGGCCGGCGATCGGCGAGTCGGCCTCGACGAAGGGGCGACGCTGGCGCGCGATCTCGAACGGCAGTTCGCCCACCCAATCGGCGCCGTCGAGGATGCCCTGCCCTTCGTACTCCGGTGCGACGAGCGGGTGATCGGCGGGCAGGTCGACGTAGTAGACGCGGCTCCCTTCGACGCCCTTGTCGGCGTATGCCTGGGCGCGCGGCAGGCTCGCCGTGAACCAGCGCGAATGATCCGCGCTCTGGCCGTCGACGCCGCCGTGATACACCCGCACCATGCCCTTCGCCGGCGGGGGCGTTGCCTTATCGACCGTCTGCCGCCCCGCCAGGATGCGCCAGGCGCGCACCGCCGGCACTGCCTCGAATTCCGCCTCGACCTCGTCGCGCACCGCGGCCTTCTGCTCGCGATACCAGGCTTTCGCCTCGCGCGCGTGCGCCGCCAGCAGCTTCTGCAGCACCTCGGCGCGGGCCTCCTCGGTCGCCTCGGCGGTCGCCGCGACGTAGGCCTCCCACTGGCCCGGTGACAGCAGCGCCTTCGCCTCGTCGGCCAGCGCGATCGGCTGCACGCCCTGCTTCGCCTGTGCGGCCTCGATCTCGGCGTCGGTCGCGAGCATGCGATCGAACACGCCGCGCACCTCGTCGGTGAGCGAGACGTTCAGCTGGCGCAGGTCGCGATAGACCGACCACAGCCACGCGCGGAAGCGGCCGAACATGCCGCGCAGTTCCGGCGCCGGCGCCTTGCCCTCGCGCAGATAGGCCTCGAAGCCGCGCGCGAATTGCTCGTGCTGCTCCTCGGTGAAGGCCTCGCCGGTGTTGCCCACCCAGGCGCGCACGCGGTCGAGATCGGCCGCGACTTCGGGCGAACCCGCCGCGGCGTCCTGCATTACCTCGAGGAAGAAATGGCCCGACTCGTGCAGGAACGTCGATAGGTCCGCGCCGCGGAACAGGTCGATCGCCATGCTGCGGTCGGCGCCGATGCGCAGGCGGCCACGCGGCGCGCCCGCGCCGTCGGGCTGGTGCAGGTCGCCAGAAGCAGAAACCCCGCCGGTGGGCGGGGTCTCGTCGTTTACTTGGCCGGTGGTGTCCGGCGATCCCGCACCTTCACCCCCACCACTGTCCCGCCCCGCAGGTCCGCGGGGCTGAAGTCGGCGAGGCTGCCCATCGGTACGGGCTTCTTCGCGGATGCCGGCGGCGAGGCGGTCTCGCTTGTTGACGCTGGCGGCGGCGTCGGCGCGTTCGTAGTCGGGTCCGGTGCCATAGCTCAGGCCAATCCCTTCATAGGTGAGGTGACGGACTTTGCCGGCAGCATCGGCCACGTCGAGGTCGATTGCAACGTCCTCGAGGCGCTGCTGCAGCGCGGCCATGATGCGCTCGGCATCGTCCGGGTTCTGGAAGCGCGCGGCGAACTCGTCGCCGCTGCGGCGGTAGAAGCGCACGCCCTCGGTCTCGCTGGCGAGCAGGACGCCGCCCAGGCTGCGCAGCACGGCGTCGGCGGCCTCGTGGCCGATGGCATCGTTCAGGCGCTTGAGGCCGTCCATGTCGGCGGCGGCCACGCTCGGCCAGCCGAGCGCTGCATCCTCGTCGAACGCGCGCTGGTTGCGCATGCCGGTGAGCGCGTCGGTGCGCAGCTCCTTTTCGAGCGCGGCGATCTTCGCGCGCAGCCGTGCGATTTCATCCTCGGGCGGAACGGCGGACTGATAGAACGTGCGCGGCTCGCCGATGGCGCTCTCGTCCCATATCACGTAGTTGTGTGAACCTTCGCCGCCCATGCCGCGGCTGCCGCCATCGAGGTAGCGCAGGCCGGGAATGCCAACGGCGAGTAGCGCCTCCGAAGCCATTTTCGCTGGGTTGAAGTCGGCGCGACCCTCGGCAAACGGACTGCCGTCGCGCGATGCGACAGCCATTCCGAGGCTGTGATACGCCGAGCTTCCGGTCGCAGCAGGGCCGCGACCATGCTCGCCGCGCAGCTTCGCCATTTCATCCGAGAGGCGACGCCATTCCTCCGTGCCCTCCTCCGTATCGGCTGCGTCGATGCGACGTTGCAGAGCCTCCTGCTTTCGCCAGTTCGGGTAGATGCCGGCGCGATCAAGCGCGTCTTTCACCTTCTCCGGCTGCTCGGCGAGCGGCTTGTCCCAATCGAGGAGATCCGAATCCTCGGGCACATCGACCTGGTACAGCTGTCCGCCCGTCGACGCGAATGCCTCCTTCGGGAGCGACTTCAAGTAGGCGAGCGCATCGCGCGACTGCTGATTTTCGTCAGCATCCTCCGCAAAATACTGTTCGATCACCCGCTTAGGCTGGTGGAGCATGATGCGCTCCAAAACCAGCATTTTCCCGTAGTCCGAGCGACGTTCCGCAGCCTCATAGTGTTGCTCGGCCGTCTTGCCGTTCCACTGCATTTCTTCGCCGGTGCGGTACTGCGCCGACAAGCCTTCGCGGTAATACTCAGCGACATCGCGCCGGCTGGCGAAATACATGCCCCAGCCGTAGACCTGAGCACCTTCGCCCGTGCCAATGTGCTGCAGCGAGAAGCGGTCGAAGTGGTGAGGCGAGCCATGAAACGCCGGTTGGAACAGTGCCTTGACCTTGCCGAACGCCTTCTGCAGCAGCGACGGCTCGGCCGTGTCCTCGGGCGCGAACAGCAGGTCGTGCAGCTCCTGGTTCGACAGCGCCTGAAACTCGCTCGCCGACATGTCGCGCAGCGCCGGGTGTTCGTCGATCGCCCGTTGCAGGTCGCGCGCTTCGTTCGCGAACGCCTGCGCCTTCGGGTCCGCGTTTTGCTCGGAGAACACCGGATTGCCGCGGAGCTCGCTGTCGATCGCGTCGAGCAGGTCGTTGATGTCGGAGGTGGTGACGCCGCCCTGCTCGGCGCCGTGGTCGCGCAGATAGCCGGCCTCAACCGCCCATTCGCGCGCCGCATCCAGCGGCATGCCGTTTTTGTTGATGAGGCCGGGGCGCGACTTGAGCGCGTCGAAGCTGCGCAGGTCGCCGCCTTCGTCCTGCACGCCACCCTGCGCGACCAGCGCCTGCACTAGCGAGGTGCCGAACAGGTCACGCCCCTCGGGGATGGCGCCGGTGCGCGCCGCAGTGAGCACGGCATCGGTGCGCGGGTCGAGCGTGTTCGGTCGGCCCTGCCGGCCGCCCTGCCCGTTGATGCGCAGCTGGTAGCGCGAATACAGGTCGAACGCATCCTGCCCGGTCCGCTCGGCCATGCGGCCGAACACCCGACCGACCAGCTTCGCCTGCAGCTCGGCGTCGGCCGGCTTGTAGCGGTCGGTCGCGAGCAGCATGCCGAGCACGTCCTGCGTCACCTTGTCGCTGGTGTCGGCCTGGGCAGTTTCCGGCTGCGCGCGCCCGGCGGCGTCGGCGGTATCGCCGAACAGGCTGGCGAGGCGCTCGTTCAGCGCGGCCTCGTTCTCGAGTTCGGCGCGCGAGAGGTGGTCGGCGGACAGACGGGTGTGCTTGGCGATCTCCGCGGCGTTCGGCAGCGTGGCCACCTTGGCGACGAAGGTCGAAAGCGGGATGACCAGGTCGCCGCCGCTGGCCTCGGCCTCGCGTAGCGCGTTGTGATCGCCGGTCAGGTCGCCGACGAAAGCATCCGCGCTCGCCCGTTCGGACTGGAACAACGCGCGCGCCTGGTCGGCGGCGAGGTACACCGGCGCATCGCTGGCCGCCTCCTGCGCGAGCGCGCGCAGCGCCTCAGGGCTGTGCTTGCCGAGACCGAGGTCGGCCACCTGCTGCACGACGTCTGCGATGCGCCGGCTGCCCTCCGCAGCGCCGGCCAGATTGGCCAGGCCATCGACCGTGGGCGCCGCTTCGCGCGTGAGCAGCGCACGCGCGCCGGTGATGGTGGCGCCGGTGCCGCCGCCCAGCGCCATCGCGTCAAACACGTTGCCGATCCGCTCGCCCAGCGTCAGCGGCTTGCCCGAGGCCTGCGCCTCGATCTCATCCTGCATCGCCTGGGTGACGCCTTCCTGCCCCGCTTCCACCGCGATGCCGCGGGTCACGGCGTTGGTCAGGGGGCGCTTGAGCAGACCCTCGAGACCGACCTCCTCGCCCAGCACTTCCGCTGCGCCGGTGCCGAGCCCCGCCACGGTCGCGACGGGCATGCTGACGCCCTGCCCGCGCAGGTCCGAATAGGTCTGCGCACCCGTCGGAACGCCCATCAACAGCGCGGCCGCGTGCGGGTCGCGCGTACCGAGCAGGAACGCCAGCGCCGGCGCCGACGCGGCCTGCCGGGTGCCGTAGTAGGCAACGCCCTGCTCGAGCGCGGTGAACGGGTTGTGCAACACGTCGCGCGCGGTCGGGCGTGCGCCGACGGCCTGCATCGTCTGCTGCAGGTCCGCGCTCGCCTCGTGCGCAGCGAAGGCGGTCGCGTCCGCGGCGCGCTGCGTATAGAGCGGGTCGCCGTAGTCGATGCCGAGCGGGTGCAGCACCCCTGCCAGCGCCTGCCGCGGCTGGTCGAGGTAATCGCTGGCCACCTGCGCCGTCGACGCCAGCATCGACGCATCGGACTGCTGGAATGCGGTGCCGAGGCGGGCACGCGCCAAGCCGCGCCCGATGGCGTCGGCGATCGGGCGCACGTAGCCGCCGCGCAGGCTGTTGAAGGCTTCGAGCGTGCTCGCCAGCAGACCGAGCTTGCTCGCCTCGCCCTGCGCGAGCGCCGCGTGCTCCGGCGCCTGATGCCAGCGCGCGAACGCCGGGCTGTCGGTGGCGGCCTGCGCCACCGCATCGCGGTGCGCCTGCGCCTCGAAGTCGGGCAGCGCATCGGCGACAGCGAGTGCCGGCGCGCCGGTCTGCTGCGACAGCGTCAGCGCGCGGCCCATCTGCGCCGGGGCGACCGGGGGCGCGGCGACGGCCGCCGCACGCGCGCGCTCGGTGTCCTGCTCGTCGAGGAACGCGGACAGCTTGCTCGGGTCGATCAACGGCCACCTCCGGCCAGATAGCTACCTGCCGCAGCGAGGATCTGCGCCTCGGTCGGCTCCCGCCCCAAGCGCCGGCGCAGCACCGCCGCGACGGTGACGCGGTCCTGCGCGGTCAGCTGCACCGGGTTGCCGGCGTTGTCGGTCATCGGCGCACCGGCGGCGAGGTTCTCCTGCGCCTTGGCACCGATCCACGGCTTGCGCCCGGCGGCGATGTCGGCGGCCCAGTTGCGCGTCACGTTGCGCATGAGGGTCTCCTCCTGCTCCGGCGTCGGCTTCTTGCCGCCCAAGGTCTCGATGAGCGCGCGCTTCGCCTGCCGGTAGGCCATGCCGAAGCCGGCGGCCTTTTCCTTGTCGGCCGCCGCCTTCGAGGCGGGGTCGATGCCGAGCATGCGCAGGCCGCCGTTGAGCCGCTGCGCTTCGGTCGACCAATCGGCGGCCTCGCCCTGCTTCTTCGGGTCGTTGAGCGTGTCGATGCGCGCGACGAGCTCGTGGAGGTCGGCGGTGGCCAGCTTGTCGGCGTGCGCGAGGATCTCGGCCTTGCGCGTGGCGAACGTCCGCGGGTCGGTCACCGACTCGCGCAGGTAGGCATCGAGCAGCACCGGGTCGGACTGCACCAGCGTGCCGGCGGCGCGCGCCTTGAGCCGGGCCTGAAGGTTGTCGACGAGGCCGTGATCGCGCGCGTAAGCCAGCTGGTCGGGCGTGAACGCCTTCTCGTACGGCGTGCCCGGCGGAACCGTCTCGACCGCCTGGTTGAGCGCGGTGACCATCGACTCGCGATAGTCCTGCTCGGCGCGATTCTGCAACGTCTCGCGCTGGCTGATCTCGCGCAGCGCGGCATCACGCAGCAGCGGGTTCGGCAGCGCCTGGGCGCGCGCGGCGAGCGCGGCGAAGTCGGGTTTTCCCTCGGGCGTCAGGGCCCTCGGACCGGGCGCGACCGGCCCCGGCGCATCGCCGGCGCGGCCGGCATGGATGTGCAGCAGGTCGGCCACCGTCTTGCCCTGCAGGTAGCCGTTCGCGGCATACGCTTGCGGGTCGAGCACGTCGCGCACCGGTGTATTCGGGTCCGCGCGCAGCAGGTTGCGCGCTCCGGCCAGGCCGAAGTGGTGGCACAGGTAGGCCGTTTCGGGCGTCACCGGCAGGCCGGATTCATACAGGCCCTTGCAGTTCTCGATCGCGTAGGCGGTCGCCATTTCCTTCGACAGCGCCGGATCGTTGCGCAGCGCCAGCACCTGCGCGCGCGACTTGCCCGCGGTCAGGTCGGGCCGATAGCGGGTCATCACGTCCAGCCAGGTGCCGTCGACGAACTGCGCGCTGCCGGTCGCGCTCGAGGCCGGGTTCTTGGCGTCGGCCTTGCCGCCGGATTCCAGCCCGACCGTGCGCTCGACCGACGCGCGCGCCACCGCTTCGACCTCGGCCGGGGTGCGCGCCGCGCCCTCGACGGGCTGGCCGGCGGCCGGCGTGGCGCCGCCCTTGACCCAGCTGTCGACCAGGTTGCGCGCGTTCGCCTCCGTCGCCACCGGGCGCAGCACGCGCTCGACGCGCAGCCTGTCGTCGACCGTCATTTCCTTCTCGTGGTCGCCGAAATAGGCCTGCGCCTGCGACGGGTCGCTCGAAAGCATCGAGTCGAGCATCGCCGCGTGGTAGCCGGAGACGTATTTCTGCTGCGCCTGCGCAATCGCCTGCGCCGGCGCGCCGCGGTGCCCCATCGACAGCGCGATCGCCGAGACGCCCTCGTCGAGTCGTTGCCGGCCGGTCGCGTAGTCGCCGCCGAGGCTGACGCTCACCGCGTCGTTGAGCAGGCTGGTCTGGGTCGCCTCATCCTGCTGCTGCAAGAACGTCTCGTGCTCGCGCGTCATGTGTGCGGTGAGCCGGCCCTGCACCGAGTCGCGGAAGTTGAACGCGACCGCATCGAATGCGCGGCGCTGCCGCGGCGTCAGCCTGTCGCTGATGCCGGCGACGGTCTTGTCCAGGTCCGGCATGAGCGCGTCGCTGGCGCCCAGCGCGTTGCCGCCCTGGTACTTCGTGATGCCGTCCGGGTTGGACGGGTCGAAGGTGTGCGCTTCCCAGTCCGACAGCTGCCGGCGCGCAGCCATGACCGCCGTCGCGTCATTGCGGGCGACCGCGTCCTCATGGATCCGCAGCGCCTGTCCGGCGACGCCGGTGATCGCGTCCGCCATGCCCGACACCGGGCGCACCTCGGACGTGTTGCGCACGCCGGGCAGGGATGAAATCTGCGTGACGTCGGCAGGATTGGCGCGGGGAATGATCGCCATGGGGTCAGTACCACTGCGTGTTGGTGGTGGAACTGCTGCCCTTGGCGCCGGCCGCGCTGCTCATGGCACTGCCGAACGAGCGCAGAATCGTGATCTTCGACGACGACTGGCCCTGCCAGTTGGCGAGCGCGCCCTGGTTGCGGTTGTTGAGCGCCGAGGACTGGAATCCCCACGCCTTGCGCGCCGCATCCATCTGGATGGCCGACTTGTCGGCGCCGCCGAACAGCGCGGCATCGGTCTGGATGTCAAACGGCGTGCCGAGGTCCGAATCGAGATTTGCCGCGGCGATGTCCGCGCGCTGCTGGCCGATCAAGGCGCGGGTGCGCCAGGCCGATTGCTGCGACTCGCGCGCGCCCTTGTTCGCTTCGTCCTGCGCCTGCACCTCGTCGAGGCGGGCGTTGTTCTCGGCGATCTGCTGGTTCGCGCGGCCCGCTTCGCGCTGCTGCTTGGCTTCGGCCGCACCCACGACCAGCGTGACGACAGCGACGCCCACATAGACCCACGTCATGCGTATACCTCCTGCAGGTCGTCGGCGAACTCGGCCAGCTGCGCCGGTTCGTAGGCGATGGCGTCCTCGGGCACGATCGTGCGTTCCTCGATCAATGCGAGGTCATTCGTGTCGTCGGGGTTCAGGTGGACGGTGAAAAACACGCAATCGGTGTGCGTCATCAGTGCGCGCTTCGCCCCCGGCTGCGACACCCAGACGTGCGGGCCAGTGATGCGCTCCATGCCGCGGTCGGTGTTGATCGTCGCCTCGCCCGACAGCAGCAGGGTGAAATGCTGGTGCCGATGCACCTTGCCGACCACGACCATGCCGCCCGGGATCGCAAGCTCGCGGCCGTACATCCCCGGCGCGAAGTGGTGGCGCAACCTCTCCGACAGGTCGACGCCGGCGCCCGTGGCGACGAGCCGGTCCTGCAGCTGCTTGATCTGCGCCAGCGACGGCGCCAGCGGCGGCGCGGACGGCCGGCCGATCGGTAGCGGCACGAAGCCATCGGCCTGCGCGAACGGGCGCGCGGACCAGGACAGGGAGAGCGCGAGGGTCATGCGGCACCTTGCTGGTAAAAAGGACAGAACATTTCCCCGTCCATGCCGAGTGGTTTCGCCGGCAGCACGGTGAAGCCGAGCCACTGCAGCCAGCGCTTAGCAGCAGCGTTGCGGTCGTCGACGAGGTTGTAGAGATTCGGGAACAGGGCCTGAAACTCGGCGATGGCCGCGCGCGAAATCCGCAGCACGTCCTTCTGCGCGCGCAGGCTGTCGAGCGCGGTCGTGCCGACCATCCACGGCGCGCCCTCGCCCATCGCCTCGGCCGCCACCACGCCGAACATGCACACCGGCACGTCATCCAGCATCGCTGTGTAAGCGCGCACCGAGGCTTCGATCCCGTGCGTCATGCACTCGGCTGGCGTCGCGTGCGCCTGCGCCCAGAGCTCGTCGATGTCTGCCTGCCGCGCATGCGCCGCAATCGGCGCGACGTGCTCGGCCGCGGCCGGGACCAGCCAGGCGCGCCTCATCCGGCGTCGGAACTCATCAGGCGCGGGAGCAGCGACAGGATCTCGGCCGGCAGCGGGTCGTCGGAGACCAGGAAAATGTGGCCGTTGTTCTCGCCCCACTCGGCCGACACCGGAATGCGCGCGTAGCCGGTCAGCGGCAGTGTCGGATCGCCGTAGGCCTCGAACTCGCGCTGCGGCAGGTCGTCGAGCATGTCCAGGCGCGTACCAGCCTTGAGGCCGCGCGCGTCCTTGACCAGCAGTCCGACGGACTGGATCAACTTCTTGTTGCCGCGCATGGGCTCGCCGCCGGCCGCGTTGACCTCGAGCGTTTCCAGCAACGCGCGGTACGGCAGGCCGATTTGCACGACGCCGCCTGGCGACTGCAGGGTGATCGCGCCGCCGGTCACCACGCGCGTCGGATGCACCGAGCCGTCGGCCAGGATCGAGACCTCCTCGCCTTCCAGGTGGTCGAGCCCCGACATGGTCGAGCGCTGCAGCACCCAGTCGGTGAGTGCCACGCCTTGCAGCGCCGCCGGCACCGCGCCGATCGACGAGACCTGCACGACCGTCGCCGAGACGTAGCCGGTGATGATGACGCGCACCTTGTGGGTCACGTCGGTGTCGACGCCCGTCGTGGGATCGGTCTCCGTCACGGTGCGGGCAAGCTCGAACCCGTCGCCGACATCGCTGCTGCCCACGAACAGCGGCGCCGAGGCGGTCAGGGTCAGGGTGTCGTCCTCGGTCCAGCCCGTGCCACTCAGGGTGATGGTGGTCGCGCCGGTGTTGCGTCCGTCGTAGGTCAGCGCCGCATCGACGTAGCACCAGTCCCGGATGTCCTCGACGAAGCTGTCGGCGTACTGCTCGAGGTAGACCTTCGACACGCCGTTGATGGTGCGGCGCACCAGCAGGTGCGTTTCGGTTTGCTTGTCGCCCGGCAGGCAGACGACGTCGAGGATCTCGCCCGCCGTGTCGTGCTGGTGCCAGCCGATCACCTCCTGCTCGGGCATGTACGTGCAGCCGAGCAGCACGCCGTCGTCGCGCACGAAATGCAGCAGCGACCACGGCGCCGGCATCCACTCCATGCGCACCAGCATGTGCCCTTCGACCAGGTGCTCGGCCCACACCGAAATGTCCTGCGGGCGATAGCCGTCCTGCTCGAATTTGTAGCCGATGTCGAAAACCCGCTGGCCCTGTTCCTGCACGAAAATCGCCGTGTCGCCGACGACCTTCGCCTGCAGCCCACCGGTGCCGCGATAGGACTGCGGCTTGATGCCGATGGTCGACGGGGTGACGACCTCGTCTTGCCCGCCGGTCATTAGGAACTCGCCGCCCTTGGCCAGCACGATGAGCTTGTCGAGCGGGACCAGGTCCATCACCGCGTTCACCTGTCGCGTGTTGATCGCGAAGGTGAGTGCGTCCGAGTCGATGATCGGCGTCGACTTGCCAAAGTTCGTGTAGTCGCCGACGTTCGAGCCCCAGATCGTCTGCAGATCCTTGGCGCTACCCGCCCAGAACAGGCGATCGGAGAAGAATTCCACCTCGGTCGGCCAGCCGTACTCCGCATTCCAGGCCCCGATGGCCCAGCAGTCCGTGCCGCCGAACGCGCTGGCGGCGTATTCCTTGACCACCACGTTGCCGGTGCCCACGGCCGGCGCTTCCAGGAACGTGATCGTGTGCGCGACGTTGTCGATCGACCAGCCCTGACTCATGGCACGTCACTCCCCAGCGGGCCGGTATTCGTGCCACCGCCGCGACCGCCGACGCCCGAGGTGGGCTCCGAATACGGGTTTGACCGCACCGGCGTGCCGCCGATGGTGACGGCGTAGTCGTAGACCGACGGGCTGGTGTTGTTCGGGCTGGTCAGGCTGAACGTCACGGTGCTGCCATCGCCGTTGAACGTCCACGATCCGCCCGGCGCGGGCGCGGTGCCGATGATCGAATTGGCGATGCGCTCGACCACCACGCCGGTGACGGCATAGGCGGACGTGTAGCCGGTGATCTTGGCGATGCCGAAGCTGCCGTGCAGGTATTCCCATTCGACGCCGACGGTGTAGTTGTTGACGCCGTCGTTGCGCACGTCCTGCGGGCCATCGAAGGCCCGGCCGACCTCGTGAATCGGGCGGTCGTTGCCGCAAATGTAGTAGGCGGGGCTGGTGACACTCGGCACGCTGGCGCAGCGGTAGACCTTGCCGTCTGAGCGGCGCAGCGTCCCGACGCCGATGTTCTTCTCGAGCGGCGTCCACGGCTTGACCGCGCGCAGCTCCTTCTCCTCGAAGTAGAGGAGCCCGCCGACCATGTTCGCGGTGAACACCGGCGCGTTGCAGGTGATCGTCGTCTTGCCGGTCACCGACGTGACAGCCATCTTCACCGACTCGTCGCCGTTCATCGCGCGGAACGGACCGCGGCGGAACGCAAAGTCGGTGAGGGTGAAGCTGGTGGGCGAGGTGCGGCGCAGTTCCTTCGGCGGGATCTTCGTTGCGCCGTTCACGCCCGCGATGTAGAGCACGTCGGCCGACTGGGTGATGCGCAGATTCGGCAGGTCGGCGGCCGTGTACGGGGTGACCACCTCGACGGGCACACCGCCACTCTTGAGCAGGCTGTAGCCGTACGGCGTGGCAGGCACCCAGAAGCGGACGTAGCCGACGCCGAACTCGAGCAGATACTTGATCTCGGTCGAGTAGACGAACGGCAGGATGCGCGGCGGGTTGGCGCTGTCCTTAACTTCGCCGTTGAAGCGCAGGCCAGGGCGCTTGATCGCGCCGCCGGTCGGGCGGGTGATGAAGTTGCGGCACTGCGCCAGCGAGATCGCATAGCGGGCGACGTCGACGCGGCCGCGCAGGCCCGGCGCCATCTCGCCGCCGGACAGACTGGGCTGCAGGAACTTCACTCAGTAGCCCCCGCGCGCCTGCACGCTCGGCGTCGCCGCCTGCAGCGTGTCCCGGCCTTCGTTGAGCGCCTGCGCGATGGCCTCGGCGCGCGCGACTTCGTAGTCCTGCTGCAGCTTCTGCGCCAGGCGCACGCCGAGCTCGCCGGCCAGCGCGGGGCCGGCTTCCATCGCGAGGCGGCAAGCCAGCGCTTCGCCGAACAGCGGCGGGAAGCGGCCGGTTTCGGTCACCCGCACGGTATAGATGAGGTACGCGCCGGCCAGGTCGGTGACGATGTTCGAGGCCTGCGAGCCCCACACCGTGTCGAAGTCGACGCGGCCGTCGGTCAGTGGCAATGGCGTGTCGCACCCTGCAACGGCCTTGAGGCTCGCGCGCACGCCGTTGGCGTCACACACGGCCAGCGCGTTGAGGCAATCGCTCGGCACCTCGTAGCGGTAGGCCCAGCCGGGGAACGCGGCATCAGGGCTCGCTGCGAGCGCCTGCGCCTTGAGCGCGAACGGCCACGCATGCCGAGAGAGCACCAGGTCGAGCACGCGGTCGTAGCAGCGCGTGAACACGCGCGCGGCCTTGCTCGATTCTGACATCGCCGCAATGGGGATGTCCTGCGCGAGCTTGGTCAGCGCGGCATTACAGAGATCGACCTGCGAGGCGGCCATTGGTCACTCCAAAAGAGACGGGGCCGTTGCCGGCCCCGTCTTTGCTGCGTTGGTACTGCGGACGGTCAGGCGGACGGCAGCGGACCGGCGCCCGGCGGGCGGGCCTTCGGATCCTTCGCCGTGGCTTCCTTCGCCGCGGGCGCCTTCGCCAACGGGACGAACCACGTCGAGCCGTCTTCGAGGCGCTTGGCGGGGACGGTGAACACCTCACCTTCCTCGCGCACGCGGGTGCCGCAGTGGCCGCGTTCGGTCGCGATCACCTCGACGTCTGCCGCGGCCTCAGCCGCGGGTTCCTTCGTTTCCTTGCTCATCGGTCAGGTCCTTACTGGACAGTGAAGCCGGACTTGTAGATCCGGTTCGCCTGCGGGGCCATGGTGAGGTAGGCGTCGACCGCGCCCGCGCCGTAGCTGCCGCCAGCCGGCGTGTAGCGCACGCCGATGTAGCGGCGGTACAGCGCCGACGGGATCCGCGCCTGGATCAGCGTGGTGCCCGCGGTGAGACCGGCGGAGAGGATCGCGCCCGAGGTCAGCAGCACGGTGGCGTTCGTGGTGAGGCCGGCGTCGTCCGCCGTCTCGAACGTCACCGTCATGCCGGTGGCCGCGCCGCCCGAGAAGGCGGTGTTGACCGTGACGCACAGCCAGAGGTCGTCCTCGCCGTTGCCGAGGTCCTGGCGGATGTTGGCCGCCACGTCCGTGCCGCCACCGGCGCGCAGGGCGGCGGTGTCGAACACGTTGGTCGAGATCGCCGCGGCGGTGACGGCCTGGGCGTCCGAGAACTCGAGGTTGCTATCGAGAAATGCCATGGTCGTGAGTCCTTACGTCAGCACGGATTCGGTTTCGAGGATGCGGTCGACGGTGCACACCGGCACGCCGAGGAAGCGCAGTTCCTGGGTCGTGAAGGCGGTGCTGACGTCGCCGTACTGCTTGACGGCTTCCTGGATCGACAGCGCGTTCTGCGACTTGTCGAGCGCGCCGACGGCCAGCATTTCCTTGACCGTGCGGCTGCAGTAGAACGCCGCCGCGCCCATGTTCATGGACGGAATGCGCGCCAGCGCCTTCACCATGAGCTTCGGCAGCCAGGTGGCCGCGGTGTTGGCCTGGGTGCCCGACTGGCCGATGAGGTCCGTCATCGAGACGTTCGCGATGCGGACGACATAGCGCCAGTCCTTGACGTGCAGGCCGCACTTCCACTTCCACAGGTCGCCGACGGCGCGATAGCGGTTGTTGTTGGCGTCGAACGCGTCGAACTCGCCGAGGTCCTGGTGGGTCAGACCCGCCTTGGAGGCTTTCGGGTAGATGCCGAACACCGTCTCCGGGCCCGACACGACCAGCCAGATCGACGTGCAGTTGCCCGAGCCGCCGCCGTTGATGACGTTCTTGGCGACTTCCGACGTGCTGGTGTTGATGGTGTTGTAACGCACCGCCAGGCCATTGAAGCGCTCAGGGTTCTGCGACACGTCACCGTAGATGAGCGAGTCGCCGAAGGTCTGGTTCATCGCCTCGACGAAGGAACTGCCCTCCGACAGGCGGAACGCGGCAGAGTTGCCGTTGATGTCGGCCACGTCCTTGTCGATCTCGGAACGCGCCTCGAGGATGCCGCAGGTGTCGGTCACGGTTGCGCGGGCCGACTTGCTCGGCGCGACGCCGCCGTACAGCTTGCGCCAGGTCGCGGCCGGCAGGCCGGTGCGAATCGAGCCCTGCTGGCCCGTTTCGAGGTTGCCTTCCTTCCAGTGGATGCGGTCGAGGATGTCGTTCTGCTGCGAGAGCAGTTCAGCGACCGCCGAGACGGAACCGTCCGGATCGAGCGACTTGGCGATGTCCAGCAGCGTCACGGCGCCGGACTTCACAGGCATGGTTGCCATGGTGGAACTCCCAATAAAAAAGCCGCCTGCTGGCGGCCGGGGTGGTCAGGGTTGGGGTGCTACTTCTTAGGCCAGAGGCGGTCCTCGATCGAACGTCCGCCGGCACCGTTTGATGTGGCGTTGCCAAGGCCGTCCATCTTGTCGCCGCGGGTGAGCTCGCCGAGCTTGGCGAAGACCCACAGCGCATCGGGGTTGCTGCCCCACCCCTCGTCGTCGAACGTCTTGAGCATGTTGGGCCGGTGCTGCTGCGCCCAGGTCACGCCCGCACGCGCGTCTGCGGCGATGGCGTCGAACTTGTCGCCGTACTCCGTTTTCGACTGCTCGGTCCACAGTTCCACGCGCTGCTCGCGAGTGGCGACGTGGCCTTGCTGGTCGAGTTCGATGTAGTGGTCGACGGCCGCCTGCGCCTGGGCCTGCGTCCACTTGTTCGCCTTCGCGAACGCGTGGAGCTTTTCCAGCCGCTCGCCTTCGAGGGTGTAGCCATCCGGCACGTTGAACGCCGCATACGCCTCGGGGGCGCCTTCGGTGGTCGTGGTGTCGGTCGTCGTCTCCGTGCCGCCCTTCCCTTCCCCCTCGGCCGACGCGGTGGTCGCCGTGGAGTCCGTGGTCGCAGTGGTCGCGGTGCTAGCGCTGGTGTCGACGGCGTCCGTGGTGGTGGTCGTCGTCGACGCAGCGGGTTCGGTGGTGGTGTCACTCATCGTCGGGATCCTGCGGCGCGCCTTGCGCCGCTTCTCGTTTTGCTTCGGCGCGCATTTGCACCTCCCGTTCCGGGCAGTGCGCGCGCAAGGCCGTCAGCCACCAGCGCGCGGCGTCCTGCCAGCCGATCGCGTGGCCCGTGGCCAGGTTGTCGTGGCGCAGCGTCGATTGATCGGCGCCGGCGTTGTGCAGGAACGCGGACAGCACGCGCCGGCCTTCGACCGTGCCGAACACGGCCTGCACGTCACTGCGGAACTGCGCGACCTGGAGCTTGACCTTGCGACGCTCCTCAGCCAGGCGCGCCTCATTGCGCTGCTCGTCGATCATTGACCCATCGCCTCAGCCAGGCCTTGGATCGCACTTCCGTCCTGCGGCACCGCCTCGCCCAGCGTCTTCATCGCCGCGGCGCCATCGGCCATGGGCTTCGCCATCGCGGCCAGCTGCTGCATCTTCTGGCCCTGCGCACGCTGCTCGCGGATCGCGGCGACGTCGTCGTCGGAACGCACGATCCGCGACGGCGAGCCCGCGCGCTCGGCGTACTCGTCGATGGTTTGGTCGAGGTCGAGCTTGTCGACCAGGTCGGGACGCTGGAACTGCGCCACCATCTGACCGACGAAGCCGATGGTGCGCTCGATCGTGCCCAGCCCCGCGGCCTTCTGCGCCTGGGCGAGCATGGACGTGTATTCGACGTTCAACGGCACGCCGTTCTGCAATTCCTCCGGCGGCGGCGGCAGCAGCCCGGCCTGGTCCATGATTCCGTAGACGCGGGAAATGACCGGATCGAGCACCTCGTCGGTCAGCGATTCCAGCGCCGGGCCGAGCATGGCGATCTTTTCCTCCTTCCGCTCGCTGAGCTCGTAGGCCGTACGCTCCCGGTCCTCGAGGCTGTCGAGCATGCGAAACAGGTCGACGAAGAACGCCGAGCGAATGCGCGCGGTGACGGTCTCAATCTCCTGCTGCACCTGCTGTAGGCCGCGCGCGTCCGGCGTGTAGATCGGCGTTACGGCCTGCTGCGTCTGCATCGGCGTGACGTAGATACGTTCGCCCGGGTTGAGGCTGGCGCCCTTGTTGCGCAGGTAGTCGGGCAGCTGCAGTGGCGGCTTCGAGAGCAGGTCGATGAGGCGAAGCTTCTCGCCCTCGAGGTACTGCAGCTGCTTGATGTCGCCCAGCGTGTCGATCGCCGGGCTCGGGCCATAGCAGTCGTTGCCGGTGGCGCCCCAGCGCGAGACCAGCGCCGGATTGTCGTAATGGCCGGCGACCTTGAGGCAGCCGCAGACATCGCTTGCGTCGCCGTCGATCCAGTAGACCTGCCGGAACGGGCGGAACGGCGAGGCCTGCCGGCCGGGCTTCGCGTCCGGGTTTGGCTCGATGAGCGACTCGATGGTGAACTTCTGGTCGCCGCGGTTGTTCCTCAGCGCCTCCTGCACCTTCTGCGGCAGCTTCTCGTTACCGCCGAGCGTCGCCGCATATTGCTGCTCGATCTGCCGCGCGGTGCGCTCGAAGCAGTACCAGAAGCTGTCGGCGATGCCGCGGGCGTCAAGGCCGATGGCATAGGTGCCGATCGCGCGGCTGTAAAACCGCACCGTGTCCTTCGGGTCGATGTCGCACAGCATCCCGCCCACGCCGAACAGGTGGCGCGAATGGTAGAAGTCGGGCAGCGCCGTGTAGAAGTTGGACCGCGCGAGCACGTCGCGGATCGCCTGGGTGATGTCGTCGCACCAGGCTTTGACGTTCGGCCGCTCCTTGAGCACCGGGTCGCCGACGCCGAGCAGGAACCACGGCCGCGACTTCGAGGTGTGGCCGCCCATGAAACCGGCGTCCATCGTCCGCACCGAGCGTGTGGCCTCGGAATTGATGATCTTGCTGCGGCTCGGCAGCTTGCGCGTGCCGCCCTGCTGATTCATCAAGAACCGGCCGGCGTACGGGTCGACGTATTCCGCCACTGCCTTCCAGTCGGCGACGTAGAGGTCGCGCTCGGCAAGCAGGGCCGTCTTGCGCGCCTGGCAGTGCTTGCGCAGCTCGAGAGTCATTGACGGATTCCCAGCGCGGCGCGGATGGCACGGGTCAGCGGACGCACGCGCAACGTGCCCACCTTGCCCTGCGCGACCAGCGTGTTGACGGTAGCCATGCGTCAGCTACCCAGCACCGTTTTCACGGGCGCGGTCGGCGGCGCGTCGTTGCCGGCGAGGATCGTCGCCTGCCGCCCGTACTGAGCGCGGGCGCGGTTGCGGAAGCGGTCCTTTTCCTTGACCGCCGTTTCGTCGATCACCTCGGGCGAGGCAGTCGGCGGCGTGGCGATCGGCTTCACCTTCGGCGCTTTCGAGAAGCACATGGCTCACCCCATGGGGTTGTAGGGGCCGGCGGCATCGCCGCGCGGGAGATAGGAGTCGTTGACCATCGACTCCAATGAATTGCCGGCCGCATCGCGCGGGCCCGGCATGACGTCGTAGGCGAAGGTCAGAGCCGCCGCATCGCTTTCGTCGGGCGAGCGGCCGATCTTGTCCTTGATTTTTTCCTTCGGGATGACCGCGAACTTGTCGCCCTGAAAGGTGTATTCGAGCGCGAGCAGCTCCTCGCGCAGACCGATGGCATCGGGCGGAATCGCGCCCGTCGTCTTGATCCACTCGCACAGCTTGAACAGCATCTCGCTGCGCTTGTTGAAGTAGCGCGGGTCGCTTGGCTTGCCCGCGAATTGCACGCCGGTGACCTGGAAGTTCCGCATCCGCAGCGCGTCGACCACGCCGGCGCCGTAGCCGCCCGTCTCGTCGACGAACAGCGCATCGGCCCTGTGCTCGTTGAACTCCTGCCCGAACGCATCGGCGACCAGCATGGTGTCAGGGATGCGGTAGGACTTGAGCGGAAACAGCACCACGCCCTGACGGCGAGCGAGCACGCTTTTGTCATCGCCCTGGCGCGCCACGTCACCACCGAGGATGACCGCCGCATGCCGATAGTGCTCCGGCGTGTAGTGCCGCCGCATCGCCGCTTCGATCTGCTCGAGGCCGATCAACGCATTGAAGCCGGTCGGCGGGAACAGGCCGAGGATCGTGGCCATGACCCACGGGTTGTCTCGCCCGTACTCGTCGATCATCGCCTGCGCGTGCTCGACACTGACGCGCGGCGTGCGCTTCGGGTCGAGCGGATCGGCGGTGATCGTGACCACATCCCAGCCGCCGCGCCCGGCCGACTCGTAGAGCAGGCCATTCGTGCTGGTCGGGTTGCCTGCCTGGGCGATGAGCGCGTCGGTCGGGTTGCCGGTGAAAATCTGCTGCGCTGCGCGGCCGACCGCGACCGGCATTTCGCCCGTCTCGTCGAGCAGCACGAACGGGAACTGGCTATGCAGGCCCGACAGCGCGCGACCGATCGCCTCCGCGTCGGCGTCCTTGGCATACGAGCGCTTCGACAGGAACCAGGTCTCGGCGTGGTCGACCGCGTAGATGGTTTCCTTCGTCCACTTGAACGCCGCCATCAGCAGGTCCGATCGACCCTGCCACTTCGCCAGCTCCGCCCACAGGTTGTCTTTCAGGTTGTCAGCCGAGACCGACAGCGCCGCACCCTTGGGATGCTCGCCCTTCGCGGCGAAGCACAGCAGGCGATGCCATCCCAGCCACGCCAGCACGGCCGACTTGCCGGGTCCGGTGCAGGCCTTCATGCACAGCTTGCGTGCCGGGTTCGGCGGGCCGCCCGCTTTGGTCAGCGCGTCCAGCTGCCAATCGTCCGGCGCCACCCCGAACACATCGCGCACGAACAGCACCGGATCCGCGCGCCAGGCCCGGATGCGATCACTTCCCGCCGTCATGCGACCCCGCGACCAGCTGCTCGAGCGTCAGGTGCCCCGTGTGGTTGTGGTCGACCTTGTTGCCCCACTTCCGCGGGTTCCACACCGCCAGCAGCTTGAGGCGCGTCTCGATCTGCAGCTTCCGGTGGCCGAGCATGTCCTCGACCCGGACTTCGGTCGTCACGAGTTCAGCGGTCGGCAGCACCACCTTTTCGGTGGCCCCGCCCTCACCTTCCCGCTCGAGCACGCCGAGCAGCTCCTGCTTTTCGGTCCGCCCGGGCATCGGGGTGTCGGCGATCGTCAGGCACTCGGCCGCGAGCCACTCCTCACCCGCCTCGCGTGCGCGCGCGAGGGCCCGGGAAACTTCGGCGCCCACGTCCTGCCGCTTCTCCCAATCCCGCACGGTGTCGTCATCGACTCCGATCGCAGGGTCGGCGCAAATCTGGACGAGCGGCTCACCTTTACGCAGGCGGGCACAAATGGCGTCGAGCCGCTCCTTCGAATACTTCGTCGGGCGGCCACCCTTGTTCTTCTCTGCCTTGGGCTTGGCCGCCGTCTTGGCCTTCGCCTTCTTCCTGGCGGGCTTACGGGTTGCCACGGTCCTCGCTCCGGGTCCAGCGAACTTCAACGGGCGGCTCGGGCAGGCGCTCCGTCACTGGCTGCGCCATCACAGGCGGCTCGGCCGGCTTCGAGGCGAGGTCGAGATCGGCGGAACGGTCGGCACGCATCAGTGAAACCCCTCCTGAAATAGGCGGTCGATTGCCACCAGGAACAGGACGACCATCACCGCAGCGGGCACGAACGGCAGCAGCGCCGCCCACCATGGCCAGGCGACCACGCCAAAGGCCTTGAGCAGCGCCGTGACGGCGCCGGCGAGGCAGGAACCGATGAACACCCACAACCAGGTCCACCAGCTCATGGCGTCACCGTTGCCCGGGCAGGAATGGCGGCACGATCGGCGGCGAGGCTGGACTGGCAGAGCCGAAGCTGGTCGGACACGGCATCAGCGTCGTCGGCGAAGCGAACAAGAAACTGCACATCCGCGCCTTGAAGGCCCCAGGCGCTGGCGCTGGCGTCGTTAGCGCGGCCGGAATCGGCGGGAGCGGCGGGGTGGATGACCGGACAGCGGAAGCGGTCCCGCAGGACGTAATCGCCACGGGCCACAGCATCAAGCACACCAGCCACAGCTGCGCGCGCTTCCTCGCGTCCGCGTTCATAGGCGACCTCGTTGGAATGGAATACGCCAGCGCGAGCGGCTTCGGCTTCCCGCGCCGCCTCGCTGACTTTCTGGGTGGCCGCGTCGGCCACCGCTTGGGTGTCGCGTACGCCCGCGGCGTAGCGGGCGGCGCCGTACCAGCTGCCCATGCCGAGCGCGAGCGCGGCCAGCAGCGCCATGCGTCCGAGCTGCGTCCCGAGCGCGAGCTTGAGGAATGCCCACCCGGCCGGCGTACAGGCGAGCACCGCCACTGCCGCGCCTGCACCGAGCAGCCAGTGGCCGGCGATCCAGTTCGTGGCGAGGTGCCAGAACATCACGCCTTCGGCTTGTCCTGGTCGATCACGCGGCCGAGGATCCCGAGCACCAGGAGCGCCACGGTCAGCGCGCGCACCCAGTCGGCCGGCAGCGATGCGCGCAGGTCGGCGTCGAGCACCTGCCAGGCAGCCTGCACGGCAATCGCTCCCGCCATCGCATGCACGGACAGCCAGCGCCAGCACTGGCGCCAGTCGGTGACGAGCTTCATGGGCCCTTGCTCCGTTCGGCCAGGGTTTCGAGGCGGGTGACCCGCTGCTCCAACTGCGGCACGCCAGCCAGCTGCGTCTGCAGGTTGGCGATGTTCACTTGCAGCACCGCGATCTGCTTCTGCGTGTCGGTCAGCGCGTTGGCCGCCCACACCAGCGCCGCGAGAATGGCGGCTTCGAGGATAGTGCGGACCGATTGCCAGTTCCGCGCTTCCGGGCGGGCCGCGGCCGGGCTCACGGCGCGACGACCTTCTGCGCCGAAATGGCGTTCCGGCGGAACCGAGCCTCGCAGCCCTCCGGGTCGCGGACCCATGCGCCGGGACGCCATGTGCGGTGGTAGTACGCAGCAGCTCCGGCGGTGTCACCCAAGCGCGGCAGAGGCGCGGGGTCGGCGTAGAGGCGCAGGCGGGCAATGCCGCAGGCGAACAGGTCGTCGCTCGCCAGTGCCAGATAGACGAACTTCTCGGTCGGCTCGACACCGCGGCGGGCGCACAGCAAGCGCGCTTCCAGCCGGGTCGCCTCATTTGTCAGCACCTCGCGCACCGCGCCGCCCTGCTCGCATTGCCACAGGCCCATCGCAGGGCCACCCTTCTGGCGCCGCGCTTCGAGATCGGACTCCTGCATCGCGATCGACAACAGCATCCACAGCGCCGGCCGTGACCAATACCGGCCCGGCAGCAGCTCCTGGAAGGTCGGCACGATGATGTCGTCGAAACACTGCGCAGGCGTCATCGGCAGCGCGAGCAGTCCGCTCATGCAGGTCGACCTCGGAAGAAAAGATGGCGCCCGTCCCAGGGAAGAACGGGCGCCGAATGGACCGGGGAGAGAGTCCGATCCACAGGGGAGGTGCCGGCCAACGCCCGGAGCTAGGAGGCGTGGCCGGCGGCCGTCCGGGTAGCGCCCCGCGACGGCGATTTCCCGACTGGACAGCCGGAAACGAAGAAACCCCGGCTTTTGGCCGGGGTCTCGAAGTGTTCGCCTTGTGCGGTGCTGGCCTAGGCGTGGCCCGATACAACCTGTCCGCACTACGGGGAAAGGCCTTGCGGTCTATCTCCTTCCCGGATCGCTCTAAGCGGTTTCCCGCTCGTGCCGCCGATCGTGATATCGACTGCCTCCGCATTTCTCGGAGGCAATTTTTGACAGTGACCAATTTCTACCACTCACGATGTCATCACGTCAAGAGGCAACCGACAATTGCATGGTAAGTCGGGCCTGCATCCACCCACGCGCATGCGCAAGCGCCTCGCGGTACATGCGCAGCCCGACCGGCGACTCCATCGCTAGGCTCACCCGATCCGCCTTGTCCGACTGCGAGCCGTAGCCGCAATACTCCTGCCGCAGGCACAGCCCCTTGAGCGTGTCGACGCGGTACAGGTGCAGCGCCGCTGCCGCCACCGGGCGCAGGTGCGGCGGCGTGTCATCGCGCGCGGGGCAGCTGCTGACGCCACCACCCTTGCGCGAATCGCTGCCTTTGACCGGGTCGACGTAATCCATCGGCACCAGGCGCACGCCGCACGCGCCGAGCTCGCGCGCCATGAGCTTGCGGCGGTCGTGGCCATCGCGCCCAACCAGGCGCATCGCCGCGCGGGCGCGGGTTCCCGGCGCAAACTCCCGCGCGCGCTGCAGCGCATGGAAGTCGCTGGCCCCCTCCTTCCGCGCCTCGGTGTATTTGCTCAGCGCGCCCCACTGGCGGAGCAGTTCCTCGAGCTCGTTGTCCGTCATGGCTTCCCCCGTCGCCAGTTCTGCACCACCACCGTGGCCTCATCGACCGAACACACCAGCCACACCCGCGCGCCGCGCCACGCGGCGTCGAACAACGTCTGTCCGTTGTTGAGCCCCTGCCGGCCGTAGCGCGTTTCAGGGTTCTTGACCTCGACCAGGTGATTCACGCCGAGGCAGCCGACGACCAGGTCCGGAAACCCCTCGCCCACCCGATCCGTCTCGAACACCGAACAGCCCAGCGCGCGGAAGCGATCGACGACTTCGTTGTGATTGCCGTCGCGGCGGGCGGCACGCCTCACGGGAACACCACCACGCCACCCATGTGCCACGCGCGGATGCGGCGGTTCTGCTCGGCGAGCAGCGTGTCGCCGTCGCCGAATGTCTGGATAAATTCCCGCTTGTGGTGCCACCAGCTCGGTCCATACTCTGCTTTGCATTCCGGGCAGTCGGTCTGCACGCGCAACGGCGCGCACATGCAGATGCCGCGGTGCGACCATTCGCTCAGGCCTACCGTTTCCTTCTCGCCTCGGCGCTTGCGTCCCGGCTGGTCGCCTTCGTTCAGATGGTGCTTCTCGCACGGCACCGGGCCGCGGCGGATGCCCATGCGCTCGGCCCACAGTGCCGAGGCGATGCAACCGATCTCACGGATGGCGAAGTCGCGGAGCTCTGGGTTCATGCGGCGGCGGCCTCGTCGACGAACCAGCGCGCTTTCACGATCACCTCGCACCAGCGCACGGCGCGCGCCGGAATCCCCTGGTCCTGCGGGTAGTCGCCGATATCGAAGGCCATGCGGATCGCCTTGGTCGCGTCCGACTTCGACAGCTCCAAGCTCGACCGCGACATGCGCACCAGCCCAGGCGGGCCTTCGCCGGTGTTGACGCCAGGCACAAGGCGCTCGCCCAGCACGACCGCAGACAGCAGGTGGCGATAATCGTCCTTGCTGAAACGGATCCCGTGCCAGCGCAGCTGCTCGGCGAGGTCGCCACACGCAGCGTTCAGCAGCTTCTGTTGCTGGCGACTCATCGGCTCGCGGCCGGACTCCTGCCAGTCGGTCGCCTCGCGACGTTCCACATGGAACTGCTGCTTCATCCGCGCCTCCGCTTGCCGCAGCGTCGGCAGCGCTTGCCGTCGCGAACCCAACCAGGGCCACTCGGAAACGCGAAATGACCGAGCAGCGAACTAACCTGAGTAGTCGTCTCGAAGCACCAGCGATAGACGCGACGCCAGCGATGCAGGCCAACCCTACAAAGATTCATCCCCGCCCCCATCCGCGGCCGTTGCCGCACTTCTCCGCCGCTACGTTGTGCGCGGTGACGCTCGTCAGCACCGTCGCGTCGACTTCGACCACGTCGATTCGTCGGCGCTCGATTTCGCCGTCGTCGTTGATCACCTCGACGGTGATGCGCTTGCGCTCGGGCGGGCTGTACGACCATGCGGGGTTTGCCAGCAGCGGCTTGCCCGCATCGGTCGGCGTGATGGAATGGCGGCGCTTCATGCGGCCAACTCCATGGCAATGAAGTCGCGCGCCTCGACCTCGGACATGCGGTGTTCGCGCATCACGCTCGCGACGCGATCGGAGCCAGTCCGGCGGGCGATGTCCACGACCAGGTCGCGCAATTCGCGGCCGCTGTGATAGCTGCACCCGAAGCGATCGCGAATCTGCTTGATCGTGACCTCGTGAGCCCGCGGGAAGGCGTCGAGCACTTCGCGAACGGTCGGAATCGGGTAGCGGATGGCGCTCATGCTTCGGTGTCCTCGGTTGCGACCCGGCCGCCGATCTGCGCGAGCACGTCCGCGATGTGCTTCGTCGGGTCTACGGGATTGGCGGCGCGCGACTTCGCCATCACATCGGGGGCGCGCGGGTGCGGGCTGGGGACGTAGGGCGCGGCGGCGGGGCCGGATGCAGACTTCGGGGAGCGCCGCACCCAGGTGCGCCATGTGGCAGCCCAGTCGACCTTCACGCCTTTCTGGCCGGGCGCGGCGTGCCAGTAATCCGCGAACGCTTCGGCCTGCGCCTTCCAGGCGACGCCGTGGTCGGTCGCGTAGGCCTTGTCTTCGGCGCTCGGTTCCCAGTCCTTCGGCAGGCGGGTGCCGCGTGCGGCACCAGCTGTTTGGTTATTGACGGTTCCTGACGTTTCCGTGTCCCGTTTTTGGGCCTGTTCCGCGGGAAAATTGGGCCTGTTTCCGGTGGATTTCGGAACTGTTCCGTTTTCGGAACTGTTCCTGTTTTGGGCTCCTTCGCCGAATAGATCGCCACCGCAGCGCACGCGGTAGACGATGACTTGCTTCGTAGCGCCGGCACGCTTGCCGGTGTCCTCGATAAGCCCCCACTCGCGGAGCTTCGCGAGGTTGGCCAGCACCGTCTTGCGATCCTGCCCGGTGGCCTCGGCGAGGTACGGAATCGAGGGATACGCGAGGAACGTGTCGCCGCTCGCACAGTTGGCGAGGACGACGAGGACGAACTTTGTCGACGACGGCTTCACCGGCTGCCGGAGCGCCCAGGTGATGGCTTCGACGCTCACGCTGCCGCGACCTTGACGTTGGCAGGGTTCGCCTGCGGAGCTGCGTCCTGCGCGCCGGCGGCCACGCAAGAAACCCACATCGGCGTCGGGCTCAGGTGTCGACGCTTGCTAATCCCGAACCCATCGCGACGGATGACGCCCTCGCGCGCTGCGCGCTGAAAGATGGCGCCCCATGCGCGCGAATCAGTAGGCGCCCCGTAGCCGAGCGCCTCGGCCGCCTGCGTCGCCTCCTCGCTGATGAAGCGGGCATGCTGGCCGGCATAACGCACGAGAAATGCAAAAGCGGCATCCTTCCAGCCGCCCTGCACACGCTCGGCATGGTCAGCGGCACGCCCCATTCCCTCGTCGCGAGCAGCGCGGGCGACGTCGAAGTCGATCGCCAGCTGCGCGCTCATGCGGCGGCCTCTACGTTGAGGTGCGCCGCGCGCATGGTCGCCAGCAGCTTCGGGTTCTCGAGCAGCGTCTGCAGGTTGCGAGCCGTCTCCTCGGCCTGCGCCCTCGCCTGCTCGGCTGCCTTCATGGCCTCGGCCAGCTGGGCCTCAACGCCGATGGGTTGCACCTGGTAGCCACACAGCAGTGCAAAGATCGCGAAGCCGTCGTGCTCGCCGATGGCGCTCGCGCGCTTGAAAACGTGGACAATCTGCGACAGCGAAAGCTTGTCGCGCTTCGATTCGGTCAGGCAGTGTGACAACCACTGACCGGCGAGCACCGGATCGGAGTCGGCGCCCTTGAGCGCATGTCCGACCTCCTGCAGTCCGCCGAGCGCGTCGACGCTGGCGCGCAACGCTTCTTCTGGCGCGCGTCGAATGACCTGTTTCATGGAAAACCCCCTTTGTTTTCCGGGTGTCCCCCGTCGTGGGACGGCGTGGGACAAGGACGCTGCTAAAAAAACCCGACCCTCTCCAAGGCCGGGCTATGTCAGGACTTGTTTCGACGCTTCCCGCGCGACGGCATCAGCGGACCGAACAGGTCCGGGCGGTTGTCGAGGCGCGTGCATTCCCCTTTCGTCACGATCTCGAGGCGCTTGCACCACTCGGCCGAGATATCGAGCGCGCCCCGTTCCCATTGGGAGACGAGGCTTTGATTCACTCCCTCGTAGCCGGCGGCAATGAGCATTTCGGCGATGGCCGCCTGGGTCAGCCCGTGGGTCTCGCGATAGGTGAGCAGGTTCATGGGCGTTGACATTAGCACAGCTACTTCTATCCCCAACAGCCCCGCTGTTCGCTTTCCGATGAACGGTCAGCCGACAATGGACGACATGGGGAAACCGTCTGCCCGGAACATCACCGGCGCCGACCGCGAAGCAGCGGCCAGGCTCAAAGCCCTATGGCTCGCGATCCCCAAAGAGCGACGGCCGACACAGCAGGCGCTCGCGGATGCGTTCCCGGGCGACGCGAATCAGAGCCTCATAAGTCAATACATGACCGGCAAGATCGCCTTGAACTATCGGGCGGTCCGCTTCTTTGCTCGACAGCTGGGTTGCCCCGAGAGTGCCATTCGTCACGATTTGCCTGAACAGCAAGCCGAGGGCGTGAATGCGTTAACAGCACCATCAACGCCGAGTGAATATCCCGTAAAAGATTCGACGGCGTCTCAGCCGGCGCAACCCGATCGCGTCATTCTCCACGAAACGTTAACACTGCTTGCCTACGACAGGATGCACGCCGGGGAATACACAGCCCAGGCGGAAACTGACCGATTCCTTGAGCTTTGGGCTCGGGTAGCGGCCGACGGGGGTCGCCTGACGAAGCAGCACAATGACGAATTCGTCAGAGAAGTCGACGCACGAAGGGGAACCCATGCCGAACCGCCAGCTGTCCGACCCACCGCACCACGCACCATCCGCCGCACCGGACGCTAATGTCGTTGTTATCGGCGAGCGGCGTGATCGCCTCGCGCCGTTTGAGCCCCCATTTAGCGAAGTCGAGCGCGGCGAGTTGCGCGCCCTACTCCGCGAACATGCGCAGCTGCGTGCCGAGATCGCCATGCTGCGGGCTCAGGTTGATGAGAACGGCCGGGTCGCCCACGAGTCCCGCCATCAATTGCAGTCGATCCGCTTCGGCTGCCCACAAGCCAGGCGCATCCTAGGCGACTGACCCCAGACGTCCGGCGGGCTCACGCCTGCCCCTACCGTTCGTCGGAAATATTAGCTCCGCTGTTCTTTCGTGAATTAGCTGTGCTACTTTTACTCCAAGCCGGGCAATTCACACCGGCAGGAGTCAGGGGATGCACCGCAAGCCTGCCCGCAACACCAAGACCTGCCGCCGTTGCCCGACCTGCGAGGGCGCGGGCGAGCTGACCATCAACCGTTCGGCGCTGGGCGACCCGCAGTGCGATGAGCCAGTCGCCTGCACCGACTGCGGCGGCACCGGCTGGAAGCGGTGGGCCCCGGTCGATGCGCTCGACCTGCTGGCGCACCAGCGCCGCTGCATGCGCCGCACCGGCTACCTCGCCTTCTACCGCGATGCGCGCGTCACGGCGATGCGCCCGGTGCGACTGCCGGAGGTGCGGGCATGAGCGCGCAGCCGGTGGACGTGCTGGCCTTCTTCGGCGGACTCATCGGAGTTAGTGACGACGAGCGGCGCGAGTGGTTTGGCGAAGAAGGTCACGCCGAGCTTTTGGAGGCTCGCGCCGCCGTGGCTGAGCTGATCGAGGCGGCGAAGTTTGCACGCCTCACCGGCAACGGCCCGCTCGGCTACACGCTCGGCGCTGATCGCCGCCTCGCTGCCGCCCTCGCCCGCGTCAGCGGTGCACCATGAGCGCGCCGCTCTGCATCGCCTGCGTGCACTGCTACCGGAGGGTCTCGATCCTCAGTGGGCCGTTCGCGCCTGCGCGCGTAGTGACTGGGCCCGCGCAGTGCGCCCTTACCGACCGGGTGCA